ATCTTTATCAGCCTTGATTTTGGATTCAGCACCAAAAGGCAATAGTGCTCGTGCTTCGTTTACCGTTGCCCCCGGTTTCTTCATTTCAAGTGAACGTCTAAACTTCTTGAAGTCTTCACCAAAAGCGTAACCTTCACTTACACCACCTTCCATGATGCCACCGGGCGTGAACTTATACGCAAGTTCTCCAATCATCCCAGCCTTTGTGAGTAGATTCTTTTCCTTTTGAATGTCCCTAAACTGATTGATTAGGCTAGTCAGATTGCGTGGAATGACATTGGCAATAGATGCCAGCGTAGCAAGTACGTCCAAGAACACAGATTTGAGATTTCCTCCGACACCTACCAAAGCCTCCAATGGCTTCATCATCTGTTCTGCAAATAACTTTGGAAACTGACTATCTGCAATGGCTTTGAAAATGCTACCTAAACTAATAAGGAATGGCTTCAAAGCATTATTGGTCGTTTCGCCGAATGCCCTTTGAATCATCTGCATGGAGTCTGTAATCGTTGCCTCCATTGCTTGTGTGGTTTCTGCTGACTTTTTGATTGCGCCTGAGAACTTCTGATTGATGATTTGCTCAAATGCAATCATGGTTGCTTCTGCTGAACTTATTAGGCTTCCTTGATTATCAAACTTGATGCCCTTTTTTGTAAGGTCACCTTTGCTTACACCCATAGCGCCCATGGTTTCAAGCTCTGGAAGTTGCCCTTGTTTGAGCATATTGAAACCACGAACGTACTGCATTAGTTTCTCTTGATCGGCTCCCATAGCCTGACCAAGTTTAGTAATCATCGGTAGGACACGTTCAACGTTCTGACCAAAAGCTGCAAGGTTTACCATTGCCATCTCTAGTTGCTGAGTGGTGAACATCGATGGACCGGCTTCTTTAGCCGCTAAGGCAAGCATCTCCTGCGCTCTTGATGCTGAACCAGTCAAGCCTTCGAGACGTGCTCGCATAGCTTCAAACTCAATGCCAGCTGCACGGCTATCAAACAGCATCTTATATGATGCACCAGACAAACCGACCATGGCGGCTGTAAATGCTGTTACTGCTACGGCGGCAGTTCCGGCAGTACCAATAACAACCGCCATCTCAGGAGTAATGGAAGCGAACGCCTTGCCAGCGTTTTTCATTGCCGTGCTTACATTTACACCAGCAATTGATAAATCATCAAAGGGCTTCTTAGTTTCTTCGGCAGCCTTACCTGTTTTCTTTAGGTCTTTTTCGGTCTCATTGAGTTTCCGCTTGACCTCGTCACCGCCTTGAGCCGATAGTTTTACGATAAGTTCTGCGACTGTCATAGCACCCTACCTTGAAGACTTTTGATGAGGGCTTCCCACCGTGCATCTTCCATCTTGTCTTGATGCCTTCCAGCCCATACAACCTCGTACACTTGCCCCATAGATAAATCAAGCTCGGAAGGATGCCGACCTAACCTGTTCACGGAGTAGTAGAGAAATTCTCCGGCTACTCCGTAGAGGCGTTTTTTACTTCGGCAACCTCTTCATCTACAGTCCCACGCTGGAAGTACTCCCAGTGCTTGGCAAAGATGAAAAGAAACACATCACGATGGTTACGAGCAAGACTACCAAATGACCGAATGGGCGATACCTCAGTATCGGTTTCATCCTTGATGTATGTCTTGCCAAGTAAGCAGACCTGATCCAACATCAACGCCGGGAACTCAGGAAAGGCAACTTTCATCTCTTGCTTGAGTTCTGGATTAGGGAAAAGATCCGCAGCCCTTGGTTCTCGGAACCGGATGATGTCATGCTCTCCGGTTACTTCAAACAAGTCGATTTCAAGGGCTGCTTTTTCTTCCCGCTTCAGCGCATCAATGCGGGCTAAACCCATTAGCTAACCACCGTGGTGAAGCCGAATCCACCAAGGCTGATTGTAGCGGTCTCTGTGCTAACTTCACCAGGAGTGAGGTTCGTTGTCGCATCAGTCACCAAGCCATTGTAGATTTTGGTCATGCTTGATACAGACCCTGCGCCATCAAGGTCAATCTCAACCTTGCACAAGTAACCAACCTTGTCACGGAAGATAGGACCAGTGGTCTTATCTACGTATAGTTCGATTTCGAGCGTACCTGTCTTACGGGTTTCGAGTGTCTCAATGACCGTAGAACAAAGCGTAGAGATATCAATCGTGCTTGACTGGATGGAAGCGCGGACGCTCTTTGCTTGGCAGGTATAACCAGTTGAAGGCGATGCAGGCGTAGGTGATGCGCCTAGCTGCGGATCGGTTCCAAACGATATCTCTACCGTTGCGTTGCTGACTAGAATAGGTGTTGGCATAAGTTACTCCACAGACTGAATGATGTACGTGGCGGTTACGGCAACATCAGTCCGACCACCTTCCGACAAACTAAAGGATTGCCCAGCTACGTCACGAGTGCAAAAGAAGTTAGGCGTTGTGCTTGTTACTGTCTGCCCATCAAGCAGAGTATCAATCCTAGCCATTATGTTTTGCGCTCTTGCCATGCTTACGGCTCCACTTGCAGTATCCCACACGGTCACTCTATACCCGCTGTCTGTTAGGAATCTTCCATTGCAAAGACTGCGTTCAATAACAGTCTGTGATGTAGACGAAAAGACAACATAAGGCACTTGTACTTGTTTACGGCTTATCGGATCAATCTGTGGAGCGACACTATTATAGATGCCCATCTGGTAACCATTAGGCTTATTGTCAGGAGCGAGTAACTCAGCAAGCGTTGCATCGTTGCTCAGTGTCTCGTATATCCATTGATCTATTGTCGGGATTTCGTACGACATTACTGACCTCGTAAAACGTTTCTAAGCGCACGAACAAAGACTGGTCTAATAGCCATGAGCGCCGGTTCCATGAATGGTCTAGCAGGTACAGAGTTGCCACCCTTAGATGTCCATCCAAGCTCAAGCGGAACTGCGTACTTTGCATCAGCCTTGACCGTTGCAGATACACCCTTGCTTCTATCTAGTTGCATGGCGTGGGTGATGCTGTTAGCAAGGAATCCCGTATCGCTGTTAGGTGGTGAACCCGGAGGGCTTGACCAGTGAATCTTGTCATCACCACGCTTTGATTTGTATTCCTTGTAGTGTCCACTGCTCATCGCAATACTGGTTTTAGCGTTGCCTTCAACGTCTGCCGCAGCTTTACCCACAATCATGGTTATCTTGCCTAGATTCGCCTTGTACGCATCTAGACCAGTGGTCTTGAGTGAGACAGTAACATTCACGGAGCCAGAACCTCAATCTCAAGTGGGCCAAAGCGCCTCACCGTGCTTGACACCGTGAAAGATACCGTTAGCCTGATATCAGCCGCTGTCGGATAAGCCGCAGGATTCAACACCGACAAGATGCCTTGTGCGCTGTATTGCTTCGTAAGCGTCACGCTCCCACCGCCAAACGAGTAACTGGATCCGGTAGCAATGTTGGTAAAGGTTGCACCAAGAGTACCTGTCGTGATGTCCACAGGGCTTCCTAGTTCGTCAACCAAGCGGACAACATAGGAGTGCCAGTCTCCGACCCATGCGGAGACTTGCACGACCTGCTGAGGGTCTTCAGTCAAATCAAATATTATTGCCATCAAATATCCCTCACATAGATGCGCAGTGGACCGAATACCTGCGTATCGCTTGCACCCGTTGTGCGTGTAATCGTTGCAGTGTAAGTGCCAGGAGTGTTAGTTACCGTTGTGTCAATCGTAAAGGTTGCTCTGCCATCAGCTGCATAGGTTGCCGTACAGGAGTAAGTGTCAACCAAGGTAGCACCAGAGTTATAGACCTTAGCCGTTACTGTTGCAGACGTGATGTCAATCCCTGCGCCGTTGTTGTCTACACACTGGATATCGATGCCGTGCTGTGCGCCCTTCTGGATGTCAAGCGGATCAGATGCCCCTAAGCCATCAGCCTTGACCTCAAAAGGACCCATGCGAACAAGAGCGGCTGAGGTTACAGGAGTCACCAACTCGGCGTTGACATACTGTCCAAATGACCCAGCAGTTGTATGATTTGTTCGTAGCTCCTCCCACACGTTTGACGGTATGTCTTGCACCTCAGCATCAATACCGTTTGTGGTGTTATCAATCTGATTGACCACACCGCCAAAGGTCGTAGCATCGCCGTATCCAGCAGGTGAAGCACCCCACACAGCAGATGCCGTCTGCGCTTCCGTCAAGCCACCAGAGGACAGTTTGACCGTCATGACCGCACCGTTAGTACCAGACGCACCACGTACAACTACAGTGACATCGTCAGCACCAGCCGCCAAAGCAGCATCAGGGATGTCGAGGCGATACACGCCCGGCATGTTGGTTGCGTCAACCTCGGCAAAGCCACCAGCAGTCCACGCTTGTGCGATTGTACGGGCTACTAGAGGGATGCTTACACTGGCAGTGCGTGTGCGGTTGTATCGGGCTGATAGACCGCTTGTGGAGGCTGTGAGGCCAGTAGCACCGAGATACAGTTCGATGGACTGTGATGTGCTTCCGGGAGCGATTGTGATGGTTGATGCGTTGCGCTCGGTTGGTTGGTATATACCAACACCACCTACAGCACGATAAGTGGCAGAACCAGCATCAGGATTTGTGCCAGTCCAAGTAACGCCATACATATCAGTTGCTGGCGCACCAGTAGTATTACCAAAGTTGTAGTTTGGCGAATTTGCAAATGTCGTGAACGGTTGTAAATTATTCAACCCAACAAGCAGTGAATCAAACGTATCAAAACCATAATCACCGCCAGTTGCACTTGTGCCATTGTCGGCAACATTTGCCCTTGCTGTTGCACCTAATAACCTGTTGTAGTTTTCCACAATTGTCGATGCGGTAACACTACAACGCAAACAGGTAGAATTATATGCACACAGAGTATTTCGTACAGTAACCGGATACGTTGTACTTCCTGCAGTACTCACGACCGCTTCAATTGATAATGCAATCGTGCAATTCATAATCGCAACCTGTACAGACGTCAAGGACACACATATGTCGGTCGTGCCTATGAAAAGAGTATTTGTAATCGTTGATCCATCTGCTACGTTTTGACCAGTAATTGATAATGCATTCTGTCCACCGATAAATACACAATTTGTAATTGCTGTATTTACCGGCTGACCGGATGGGCTTGACATAATAAGCGTAGCCCTGTTGCGTTGCCTTGTAATAAAACTACAATTCGTAAATTTCGTATATCGACAAGTTGTAAACCCCAATCCAGAGTTATCATTTTTAAATTGGATATTTCTAAAGTGCAAATAATCTTTAGTTGTCGCAGAAACTAGATTGCCTGTATATCCAGATGCACTTAGAGAGCTGTTGTAGTTTGTAATAACTACTGGTGCTGGGTTGATACCACTAAAGAGATTAGCCGTTGGATTGCCAATGATATTTGTTTCCGCTGTTGGGTTTGTAATTGTCACAGAAATTGTATCTGTGTAAATACCGGGAGCAACGTATAACGTATCGCCACTAGCAAAACCAGATGCACTGGTTAATGCATATGCGACTGTAGCCCAAGCAGTAGCGGCAGATAATCCATTTGCGCTATTGCTTCCACCCTGCGATGCTGGTTTGACGTAATACGTTGCCATTATTCAGCCGTTCCTGATGCTATTTCCTGCGCCATGATTACTGCAAATTGATTACTGTATTGTTGCTGAAAGTCAGCATCCTGTAATACCCACCAACCGAATACGCTCGTGCCGTTTTCACCAAACGTGCCAATAAGGTTGCCATCGTTATCGCAGATGTCACCAAAGACAATCCAATCACCGGGAGTGTTAGGGTTAGGCTCTAGCCGGTAGTTTTGCAGATTCATTTGCCCACCTTCAAGGCACTCGCATCAACACCCTTGAAAGGCATCGTGAGGAACGCCAGCACACTAGACACCGCAGCGGAGACTCCAGCCGCTACCGCCTTGCTTCCGTACAGTGCCAGCACTGCGCCCAGCTCGGCAACATCCTTGGCTTCAGCAGTACGGATGCCATCGCCGAAAACGCTGGTGAAGGAAGCCACGAAAGCCACGATCACAACGACAACGAGTCTTTTGATACTGATGCTGTTCATCTCTTCGCCTCCAGTTTGGTGACCTGCGTTTTCAGTTCACCTGTCACCGTTTCAAGGGTTACAATTCTCTGCCCGTGATTCTTGATCGTGGCTGTATCAACAGCATTGCGCTTGTCCATTTTATGCAGGAACTGCACGATGTACACAAGTAGCGTGACAATCAATCCTGTCACAAAGATACCAATATTCGTCCATTCTGCTGGGCTCATGCCGTTCTCTCCACAAGTCCAACGTGTTGCACCAGCAGATCGGTTTGCCCAAAGTCTGTCCCAACAACGTCATAGTATTTTGATTCATCACCTACAACATAAACACGGTCATGCGCCATAACATCAGCCGATACCGGAAGAGTAACGTTCCATGATGCAGAAGGCTGGATACCACCGCCTACAATGCTCTCTGTGTCGCTTTGGTTGGACAACCTGCCCTTGTAATCGGCAACCTTGCGCCACGTCTCAGTAACACCGCCACGCCCATCTTCTGTAAGCGTGAAGCGGTGAACCTCAATAGGTGTCTGGCATAGGTTGCGAACCAAGCCAGCCTGAAGCGTTGCACGTAGAATAGGGCTCATGCGAACACCACCGGGCGATACTTTTCAGCCATCTCAATGCAGTGCGCTTTGAGTTGGCTCAGCTTCACATCGCTTGTGCCTTCTTTAGCGTCAATGTCAGAAGCACAGCGGGAGGCTTTGATGAACCATGCTTGCCGGGTCGCAGTCCGCACATCGTAGCGTTCAACGTTTGCAGGTCCCATATCAACCCACATTAGCACAGGGTCGCTGGTGCCATCTAGGACGCTCCAGCCCTTCCACTGTCCACCGGGATACTCTGCCCATTCTGGTTCTGTGGTTGCCGTAGTACCGGCAACACGGCACTCATAGACCCTGCCATTAGGAGTAGTGGGGACTACACGATCGCCAACAGCATAAGTCGTGCTGGCTGTCCATGTACTAAACCGTGAGTAGGAATCAAGGATGCTCCCTATCTCGGTTGTGGACAGTTGCGGGTAGGATTGAGCATCCACGAACAGGCTCACTTGTGCAATGGCTTCGGCTCGTGTCATCATGTCCTAAGTATCCCACACAGAGCCGTAGGCTCGGACAACGCAATAGACAAAGAGAAAGCCCCCGGCAGTAATGCCGAGGGCTTTGTAGCGAGTCTGCTAGGATTATGTAGCAGAGGATGCACCAACGATGAGCGAGCCTGGGACTCGTGCAGATGCTGTACTGGAAACGTTTCCGATGTCAAATGCTGAGAAGGCGTAACGCTCAGTAGCCTTGAATGCAAGCGCATCTTCCTTGAAGTACTGCTGATCGGATACTTCGATGGTAACCGAGCGACGGTCACCAAAAGCCGTACCAACCGACAGATCACCAAGCAGGATGTAAGGCGTTGAAGCTGCGAGGGTCTTCTGCATATTCTGAACGAATACAACATCGTAACCAAAGAGCTTCGGTTGTGCGCCGAATGCCTGCTGGAGGTCAAGGATAGCGTTTCCGCTAAGTGCGTTTAGCAGAGGAGCGATGGCGTTGTACCAAATCTCCTTGTGCATATACCACTTTGCGTTAGCTGCATAGGTTGGCAAGCGTCCGACCATTGCTGCAAGGTTGGTCAACGTTGGAGCATACGTGATTGTTTGCCCGGTCGTGAACTGAACCAGTGATGCGATGTTAGCCTTCGTTGCGTTGGCATTGTAGACAGCCCAGAGACAACCATCAATGGATGTGGTTGCATCGGTAGCATTGTTGAAAACAACACGGTCTTCTTCCTTAGCCAAGACATAAGCCATGTCACGGGCAAGGGATGCACCAAAGTCGATGATGCTGTCTTCTGCGAGTTCCTTGGAAACCTGCGTAAGAACTGCTGCCTTCTTTGCTGTCAAGCTAACCTGTGCAAAGGTCATATCCGACAATGTGATTGCCGTATTCTCACCCGGATAGTAGACAGTCGTAGATGCAGTAGCGTTTGGTACACGGAGCGTATCGCTGGACATCGGATAGATGCGGCAGTTCTGACGTGCAATACCAAATTGCTCACGCAAGTAGATAAGGTCGCTGGACAATGGATCTGGGACTGTGTAGCCACCAGCACTGTCTGTGCCTTCGTTAGCCTTGATGTGGTTCTTGACCCAGTCGGTAGCCTTGCGGTTGCCCATGATGGAGCGTGCCCACTGACCCCAAGCGTATGCCTTGTAGTTGCGCTCTTCAGCAGTATCACCGGGTAGAAGGTCGGTGATGCGCTTTGATACGCCACCGGACTTCCATGGCTTGTCTTCTACAGGAGCGGAAGCAATAGGAGCGGTAACGCCGAGGGACTTGATTGTCTCAATGCGCTCTTCGATGTTCTTTGCCTCAGCCATCAGGGACTTGACCTGTGCAAGGTCTCCATCACCAGCTGCGAGTTCACGAGCGGAAGCGAGAAAACCTTCACG